ATGCGGCTCTTGTCCTATTCCTTTTCTCCTTATTTTACATATAATAAACCAACTACAGCAGATGCGACAGGTGATCATGTGAAAAAAATTGTACGGCGTGTGAAGTTTGTGGATTACGGACGGTTCGGGCTTTCCGCTTATTCGCTGAAGATGAAGGCGAGGAATCTCGGGCTGCTGAATCGATTAAAGAAGAAAAGCTGAATCCCGGAATCATCCGGGACTCGGCCTTTTTTTATGAGAGCTGCATAACGATCTTTGCTTTAACAGCCGGGCCGTAGATGCCGTCAGACGTTAAGCCGTTCACAGATTGGAAGCGGGCTACGGCGTTCGCTGTTTTCGGACCATAGACGCCGTCAATGCCATTATTGACAGCTCCTTTTTCAGGGTAAAAATAAAGCGCGGCAAGCGCGTTTTGCACCTGGTATACCTTTTCGCCGGATGTATACGGTGTTGTCAGCTGAATCACCTCATCCGGAAGAGGATATGCTACCTGTACGGGTGCGCTGACAAACAGCACTTGTCCGACTTGAATCAGATTCGGGTCGGCAATGTTGTTCCATTTCTGCAAGTCAGCCACGCTGACGCCGAATTTTCGCGCGATTGCCGACAGCGTATCCCCTTTTTGCACAGTATAAGTCTGCCTGCTGTCAGAACCGATCCCTGCTTTAAATTCGTCCCATGTATCCAAAAGCCTTCTCGGGCAAAGCTTGCCAGACCAATGCTTATGCTCGACGACATTTGCAAGCGGGATACTGTGCGATGCCATTAATGTGCGGATGAGCCATTGGGCGTTTGCGACCGCTTTTGGAAAATCGCCGTCCGCGTTTTCACAGATTTCAATGCCGATTGATTTACGGTTTCCGTCTCCGTTGCCGTCCCCCGCATGCCAGCCGTTTTCATTTAACGGAAGATGCTGATAAATTTCTGTATCATCGACTGTGAAATGCCAGCTTGTGGGCGTATCGGGATTTTTCACATAACGCGCATGCATTTTCGCATTAGCGCCGACGGATGTATTCGCCGTATTATGAACCGTAATGTAGATGGGCGTCATTGCATAGCCGGGGCGGTTATTGGCACCGACCGGAATAAAATCTTGGATAATGTTTACCATTCTTATCTCTCCTTACTTCGTTAAATTGTTTATTTTTAATAAAGCCTGCTGTTTTTTCCCTTTTTCTGTTACATAATTGTTCTTGAACCAGGCAGCCGCTGTCGTTCCGATCGTAAAAATGGCTGATCCGGCGGCATATAGTGTGTCCGCAAGCTGATTGACTTGGTCTTCCTGAATATCTAATGGAGACTTGCCGAACATCAGCAAGGTTTGGTTCAATAGAGCAAGCAAAAGAAGCACCGTCCTGATGACCGTGCCTTTGTCCGCGTATTTCATATCTGTGTTCCTCCTCATTTTTGCAGCAGATTGTACATGATGGCGATGGCGCCGCCAATAATGCCCGTGCATATTGCCGTCACGATGGCTCCTGTAATGGTCCGCTTAATCCATGTCGTATTTTCCTCAATTTTGTTCAGCTTCTCATTCAGTGTCATAATTTGCTGGTCCTGGCGGTCTGACACCCGCTCTAATGAGGCAACCCGCTGTTCCAACACCTTCTGTTCGCCTTTGATTCCCGCGAATTCTTTTTGCACCGTATGTTCATCAAGCAGCAATAATAAAACCCCCTTTTACATTGGTCTCACCTCCCTTCGGAAGCCTGTTTTTCCTTAGGACACAGCCGTCCCTTTCACAGAAAGGCTCCCGCCTGAGATTTTCGTGATTTCCATGACAATTTCTTTAAAGCCGGCAATATCAAATGACCACGCTTCATGTGTTCCTGACGTACCGCAAGACGAAGTCCCGTCATCTGTTTTAACCCCTCTGATCGGCAGGTTTTCTCCGGAGAAGGATCTGCCCCAGAAAGCAACATTGCTTGATTCGGCTGTTCCGGTGATTTCGACGAGGAGTTGTTTCACGCCGTTTACAGATAAGACCGCTCCCTTGCCGGCGCTTTCTGCCTTATCATGAAAAACAAAATCGGTCTGGCTTGGATGAAGAGCGACCGGTAAAGGCGCTGTCTCATGAAAATGAATATCGATTTCTCCCGCTCCAAGTGATTGATAAAGGACAAATTCAGATTGCTGCAAATTCCCGTTCACATAGCGGAAACGGTAATACCTTTTGGTGACATACACCCAGTCAGTGCTTGAAAGCACACCCGGAGCGACTTCTGCTGAGGCGGTGGTAGACCATGAAAGATTATTGTCGCTCTCTTCAATAAACAGCGTGCCGCCGCGATCGGCATAAGCAAAACCTTTCACTTTAGAAATAAGCACGGCGCCTAACCGATCCTGTCCGTATTGACTGTAGACTTCAGTCGCCTTCAACGCCGTGTTGGTTAACAGCTCGGCCACGCCTGACAAATGGGATACAGGTGTTACAAAATCTGTTTTTTCCCCTCTGTAAGGCTTTACCGCACCTGCTTTGCCGGTCCGGTCTGCGGGAAATTCATATTGATATTTCGCCATTTTCATCCTCCTGCTTTCTACTTGTTTTCTTAAAAAAGCCAAAATAAAAAAGCCTTACATGGCTTCTCCGGTAATTGCTTTATATTGGTCTGGCGTAATCAGGGCCTGATGAACGCCTTCTTTTAAATCCTCTGCCGAACAGTCTTTATATTTCAGCGCTTGTTTAACCATATCTGCCGTTGCCCACTGATAATGAAGGGCGAGCACCCAATAATTCATGATGCGTTGTCTCCTTTCAATGACAAAAGTGTAAGCTTAACGTCTGACAGCTCCTGTGCGAGCATGCTGTTCAGCTCTTCCAGCTGCTTGCGCGCGATTTTTTCCCGAGACAGCTCTTGTGCGAGCAGCTCAACTTGATCCGGCGGCTCGTATGGCGGATTTTTTTGTGATTCTTCCCACCATGCCTGCAGCTGCTCTTTTGTGGGAATGGGAGCGCGAATATTCCATTGTGCTATATAAGATGCGGAGCCGTCCCCTTCGTTTTGAACGATAAAATCCTTAGTCGGATCCGCTTTAGGATATTTATAAAGAACCGCTTTCCCTATATTCATTTTTTACCTCCTCTGATACGCATTAGTCCACTCTCGGATAGTTCAGCCCTCCGATTTCCTGTATATCAAAAAAGTTAAACATCCCTTTTTGATCAGCTACACCTCTTTTTAGAGACTCATCTCCCCCATAGTTGCAATAACACCAAATTTCCAAGTAATCGCCTTTATTCATCGGCACTGTAGCATTACCGTTTAAGGACACATACATTTCCGTTGTACTGTTGTTGAAATAACCTCTAAGGTGATCAAGTGTTTTATAATGTGTGCCATTTAAATAAACCTTCACAAGAAAATTAATATATGACGGATAGTTAATCATATATAGTCCGGTTCCCACTAAATACATTCCGTCGTTCGGTGCCACAAATCTGTTATTATTGGTGTCAAACGCACTGTGGCTGTCCTTTATTTTTCTGTTAAACTTAATTTTTGTATGCTCAGTGCTATTTAAATATTGAATACCGGTCGTTCCAATATTGGCGTGCGCAAATCCTGAAATTTTCTCCCATTTTGTCCACCCTGAACCACTCCACCAATGTCGTAACCATGCCCCTGTACTATTAAAATAAGTACCGGATTCATTACCCGTACCATAAAAATATTGTGCGAATCTATAGTCGGAATACTTCTCATTTTTTACTATTCCATAAGTGAGCGGATAACCGGTGGTATTCCCTTGCCCTATGTCCATTATCGTAATTCCCTTAGGATATTCATCGCCGCCAATTCTTGCATCTGTTATCGCGTTTGATCCTGTAAGAATAGTGAGCTTATCATTTGAATAGTTCCCTTGTACAAAGGTTTTTGCATCAGTAAGAGCTTTGTCCGCTTTTTTCTGAGATTCCGTTTCAGTCTCAATCTTATTCCATCCTTTAAATACGCCGTCTGTATGAATTGTTGCCATCCAAAAGATTCCGTCATAACTTCTGGATGCTAAAATTGTTTTTCTGCCACCACCGCCGCCTGTTTCAATAACATCATAGTTATACCATGATGCATCTCCTGAGACAGGATTATTTGTTATGACATTTCCTACTGCAAAATAGAGGCCAGAGGGCAGCGTTAATAAGTCAGTACCATCAGGGATTTTAGTTCGGCAGCCTTGGGTATCAGTTAATTTATATAATTGTGCATTATTCCATTTGTCCTTATCGGATTTTGTTACGTGAATATCTGTATTATTGGCATGGGCATTGACTTTCAGTTGCGCCCCGCCAGTCGTCTCCATTTCCACCCATGATGTCCAAGTAGCTGAATCGTATTTGCGAATCCTGTAGAAAGATTTCAAACCATTGGTCGCATCATACGCTGTTTGAATGAGTGTATTTCCGCTAGACATAACTAAAAGAAAACACTGAGTCAAACCTGGGCTATTCAATCCACTATTGTATATCAGATACATTCCGGTAGTATTCAATGTGTTATAATCCGTTGTTTCACTACTGCTTTTATAAAACACCTTTCCGTTATCTTCCGTTAATTTAAAGAGCTGTCCTGCATTCCATTTATCCTTATCACTCTTAGTAACATGAACATCTTTATCATCAGCGTGCGCACTCACTCGCTTTATTGATCCTTCTTCTGTTTCGTACTTTACCCAATCAGACCAGGTGCCGCCCACTAAAGACTTTCTCCATAAGCCCCCATCATTAGCTAGAGCTATGGCTTCTCCATAAGTCGGAGAAGAATATAGGTAAATTCCGCGGGTAGATTTCGGCGGTGTGTTAATACCCGAGCTGGCCGTATAGAAGGTAAATGTATTCTTTTGGCCTATTGCAACACTGTGAAAATCAATGCCCTGACTTATGTTGATTAGGACAGCGCCGTCATCTTTTGTTATTTTAGAAAGCTGAGCCCCATTCCAAACAGCCCGCTCATCCTTTGTAAGATGCCGGTCCTGATCTTGAATGTGCTGATCAAAATCCTTTTTTGCCGCCTGCTGTACATTGTCCACGTTTCCGAGTCCGACTTGCGCCTTTGTCGTTTTATGAGGGTTGTTCATATCGTTTTTATGGGCTGCCAGATCCGTGTGGGCGTCTTTTATTCCTTTTTCCCAGCGATTGACGTCATCTTCGTTAATGGGGTCGTCCGGGAGCCAGTCTGTTTTCTCTTCGTATGCCATCGTTACACCACCTCAAAAGTAAATCTTAAGTCAAGCGTTCTGTTGCTGCTTACGTCTATATTTGTTTTTCTCTCTGTGATAACGCTGCCTGTTTCATCGATCATCTGCACGGTTTCAATGTGCTTGATGTCTTCTTCCCGGCGTGTCAGGACGGTAACGGCGGCGTCATTTACGGATATTTCTGTAATAGGCGTTTCTTTGCCGTTTAACAGCACTTTTGTGATTCTGCTTTTCAGATCTGCTGCTGTGCGCTGTCTGTATGCGGTTGATATCATGGTAAGACCACCTCGTTATTGTTCAGTGTGACGGAATAACCGACTTTCAGCTCTCCGGCCGTCCGGTATCTGCGATGGTTGAGAATGACACGGTCTTTAATCTCCAGCGTTTCGTTTAATCCGGCCCTGAGTGTATAAGCCAAATGGGCGGGCTTAATGTTTTCCAGCGTCTCGATCAATTCGCTCATGTGCTGCAGATCGTCAAGCACGATATCAACATTAAAACGATATTCTCCCGGCAGCAGGCGGACGCGGGCGGACGGATGTTTCAAAAAGCGGTTTAATGCCTGTTCGATGGCTTGATGCGTCATCGGCGGAATGTTCGACATCTTTGATATGAGCCGTAATCGCCTCATTTCAGCCGTGTCGCCTGATTCTCTCGGTATTCTCAATATTTTTTCCCAGCGGTCAAGCCCCCACGTCGCCGTCGTAATAAACAGCTGATCAGTCAGGTCAAAAATGCCGTTATTCTGCTGATCAAACTCCGGGGCTTCCGCTTTTAAAATTTCTGTCATTTCTTTTAAACGGGTCAAAAACAGCGGGAGGCAGGCCGTCATATCATCGAGTCTGCTCAATAATGGTCACCTGCCTGAGAGTCGGAATTTCAACGTCGCTCAGCACGAGATTTTCCGCTGCTCCGTTGATCCTGATATCGGCGTAGTCACTGACGGACGCCGAGTTATATACGATATTGTTAATTTGTGATAAGCGAACGGTATTTTCTTCAAATGCCATTTTCTTAAATAAATTCAGGACACCCTTTTCGATTTCGGCTTTCACTTCATCAATCGAGCTGTTTAGCTCAGGAAGCACTGTGGCGGATATCTCGATTTCCTTCCATACGGCGCTTTCTACCGTTACAGTCGCTCCGATTGGGGCCTGTCCTTCTCCCTGTCCTTCATTCGGATCAATATAGTCCTTTACTTTCTTAATCAAAATGGCTGATGCCGGCTCCAGATTCGCATTCGTTATGACGATCTTCACCGTTCCTTCTCCGTTCCAAAGCGGAAAAATTTTCGCTCTTCCGACACCGTCCACTTCTTCGGCCCACTGCTTATAATGCTGCTTATTTGCACTGACTGCCTCGCGGCGGACACGGGTAAAGTAGCGCTCCCGCAAGCTGTCGTCATCTTCTTCCTCACGGCCCGGGATTAGAATATCACGAATGACCGCCTTCTCAAGCCCCGGTATCGTATCAAGCGGCAGCAGGTTTTGCCCTGAAATATTGGCATTGCCTGCTTCACCGGCCGTTTCACATTGGAGCGTTCCGTCAGCCGTATATTGAAAATACAGGTTATCGACAAAAAAACGGGAGCCGGCGGGAATGGTGACTCCTGATGTGAATTCTCCGGCTCTGACCGCTTTTGTCGCAGCGGTTCTTTCAATTCCGGCTTCCGCGGCCCGCCTGTCCAGAAATTCTCCCTGCGCTGTATCGGAAAAGACGAGCTCCAGCACGGTATCAAGCCAAATATAAGATTTTGCGAGTTCGGCAGCCGCAGGTGCGAGTGCATTGTAGATGACACTGCCTTCCCTCGTATCAATGTCAGCCGTTATGCGTGACAGCATTCTGTCCATAATGTCTTCAAATGTCTGCGCTTCAAACATCCTCACCCATCACCTCCTCAATTTCAAGCATGCCTTCATCGGTTTCCACTGTGAAAGAGACATGGAATGCATCATCTTGTTTCTCAATCTCAAAATCGGTCACAGCGGAAATGCGGTCATCATACAGTAAGGCTTCTTCAATGAGCCTTGGAATCTCCATTTTTTTATAAGCATCGGTCGTTTCATTGTCAGAAAGAACCTCCTGCAGCTCATTCCCGATATCATGACTGAAAACGGAATACGAATAACGTTCTGTATGGAGGGCGATATAGACAAATTGCCTGATTGCTTCAAGCCCGCTTATCAGTTCATTTGTAATCCGGTTCTTTTCAAAATCAATTCGGTAGGTTTGTGAGGTTTCAATGGCCTCACTTGAATCCTCCAAATCATCAAATGCGATTTCCGGTGTCAGGGCCATTGCACCCGCTCCTTTATCATTTGTTCAATAAAAAAAGGCCCCTTCATCAGATGAAGCGGTCTTTTCCTGAGCCGTTTAATAGGCTGAAATTTCTATTAAATTCCCGTCCGGATCTCTGAGGTAGACGGATAAAATGTCTCCTATCGCTCCCGTACGTTTCACCGGCCCTTCCTCTATCGTCAATCCGCTCTCCGTCACATGGCGGATGACGTCCGGAATGGCAGTTTCCGTAATGAAGCAAAGATCAGCTGAACCCGGCGTCGGATCCTGTGCTTTCGGCTCGAACTCTTTATTGGCTTCATGCAGATTTATTTTCTGATCACCGAACAAAAGCGCGGTTCTCCCGGCCCCGAAGGTAACAGCTTTCATGCCCAGCACCGACTGTAAAATTGCACGGTCCGCTCGATACTGGCGACAGTGAGCACCAAATGATCAAGTCTCTCAACTTGCATGTACACATTCCCCCTTTTTTCCAATTATACAGGAATGCGGCTAAATTTTGTCCAGTATAAAAAACGTTTGCCCGCCGGTTAAAGCCGCGGTCATTACCCGCTCTCCGGCTTGGAGCTGATCGTCTTCCCCGGTTCTCATCCGTTTCGGTACAATGACGGCATCTGCTGGAATGATGAGCTTATCGTGATCTTTTAATTTTAATTCAAGCGGCGAAACGGCTGTGACTTCGGCCGGGATCAATTCTACCGGGGCCCCGGCATCAACCGCGCCGACGGCTAAATGTTTAATGGCATCACTCAGTTTCATCAGGAAGTCCCCTCCGGCATGGAGTTTTTCTCTGTTACATCAATGGTCATCGTGTGTTTCGTTCCTTGGAATTCATGGCGGTCTGTATCAACGTAATAGGTTTTTTTCAGCCCGATTTCCGGGATTGAAATATACACCGGCAGGCCGCTTTCCAGTCCCGGAATACCGATGGCCTGAATGTTTTTCAGCTCTTTTTTAACGCCCTTTTTCTCGGCCTGCTTGACCTTTGCCCGCTGCTTCAGCTGGGCTTCGTTAATATCGTCAGAAACCGTTTCCGTATACTGCAAGATGCCGAAAGTTTTCATGCCGGAGCTGTCTTTGGCTGTTGCTTTTACCGTTTTGTTGTCTTTTTGAAGGCGCAGGACGACACGGGTTGCGGTATCGTCGATTGAGGTGCTGTATTGATATCCCGTGATATTGACGCCTGTTTCCAGCGCCCAAACCTCCGACGGCTCCGGCCACTCACGCAATCCCAGTCTGCCCTTTTCTGAATAAAGCTGATAATTGCGCCCCGTCTGGCTTTTCGTCTGCTTTAACGCCTTCAGAATGATGTCGTAAAGACTTGTATCATTTTTAAAAACGAGAGATTTGATGGTATGACCCGTATTGGCAATCGACGTGACGGGAATTTGAAAATCGCTGGCGATTCTCTTAATGATTTGATCGGCGCGCTGATTAGAAAACACATAGACATCTTGGTTTTTCACAAGATACTGAAGCATGTCATACGCAGTGAAGGCGACGGTATGCTCGTCCGGGGTTCTCGCAAAGACAATGCCGCGGAACAGCTCTTTACCGTTCCATTTAAACAAAACCGTATCACCCTCTGACACACTGTAATACGTCTGGCTGCCCTGCTTGACCACAATCGTTGCTTCAATCGAGCGCGGCGCCTGGTATCTGCGGCCTTCAAGTGATACGCTTTCTGTCACCAGCTCAAGCCACTCCGTTTCTTTAATGACAAATAGTTCTATCATTTATTTCACCCGTTTCATTGCGGTATCTTCAGCTTCTGCCCCGGGAAAATCCAATGCCCCGGCTGCCGGATGTTTCGTTTGCTGCGCTTAATCATGGCAGTTTTATTCGCATTCCAAATTTTCCGCCACTCAGTGTGGCTTCCGTAAAACTTCCCGGCAATGTCCCACAGCGTGTCTCCTTTTTTCACCGTGTACGTTTTGGGAGAAGCTTTTGACGGACGCTTCGCTTTCGTTTTTTTCTTTTGTTTGATTTTTCTCGGCGATGCGGTTTTATATTCTTTCAGCACAATATCATAATTTCGATCACCGATTTCATTGTCGCCTTCACTATAATTGAGGCTTTCAATGCTGCAAGTGACATTGATTTTTGTGCCCGTAATCAAAAACTGAACGGGCTTTTTCGCCTTCATCCATTTTTCAATTTTAGCGATTGCATTTTCTGGTGAAGGGATGCTTTTATATTCAGCAATCGGGCTGTATCTCTTCGGAAAAAAAGAAGAGAACGATATTTCTTTCGCTCCCGGTTCTTCAATAAATGTCACATCTCCGAGTCCGGTGACCTTCACTGAATCATTCTGCACACTATTTGCGATATCAATGGCTTCAGGAAGAACGGGAAGCCGTAGCTTGTCCTTTCCCTGCGATATCCAAAATTCATAAACGGATTTAGTCAAAAGCAACGGCTCCCTTCGCTCCGGTGTAGATGTCTTTTTGCAATTCGTCGATCAGCGCCTGTTTGATTTTAGCCGCCAGGCTGTCGGCGTCTTGTCCGTTATGGAAATGCTGATCGCCGCTGAATTCAATTTTAATTTCATTTGTTCCCGCTTTTTGTGCGGTTTGTCGGCTTCCTGTGACTGCGGCAGAAACTGTGCCCGCAGAAAGCGACGCCGGGTCGGCTTGAGACGGATCAGATACTTCCATTCCCAGCGCTTGAGCCGCTTGTTGAAGGAGATAACGGCCTCGGATGCCCCGTTCTTCAGGGATAATCCACTCCCGTTTATTTCCTTCGCCGACACGGGCGATTTGTTCCTTCGTAATCAAACCGCCGTTGGCGTAGCCAACGTACGGTCCGCCGTGATTCATGCTTTTAATGCCCGGCACGTTGTTGATCGAGCCATAGCGGCTTTTAATATAGCCAATAGCCGCTGCCGCATTGTGAATCGGGTTTCGGATATCATTCATGCCCGGTGCTTTATGATCGTTAAACGTGCTCGGGATTGTCTGCATGAGCCCTTGTGACGGATGCCCCGCTTTTGCGTTGCTGTCCCATAAGTTAATGGCGTTCGGATTGCCCCCGGATTCATTTTGAGCGATGGTCATTAATCCCGGAAGCCAGCTTAATGGCGTATTCGTAGCGCTCATTGCAGCCAAAAGCCACTCCTTGACGTTTCCTCCGGCAGCGCCCATGCCTGAAAAAGCGGCCGCGAGCGATCCTGCTTGTTTTTCGGCGAATTTTTTCACATCAACAGAACCCAGTCCCTTGACGACACCGACTGAAGCAAAGCGGCCGAGACTCATCATGACGCGGGAAGGAGAATGGATATCAAGCTCTTCCCGGAAAGCCTCCTCAACCTTTTTGGCCATATCTTTCGCCGCCTGTTTCACTTCGCTTCCTTTGGAAATCATTCCGGATACGAAGTTGCCGACTAAGCCAGATCCCCATCCGTTTGAGGCGTCCTTCGATTGCAGGAACGGTTTATCTACATGTGTGCTCACATATTGCGCCGTTCCGGTATCCTTTGCATTTTGCCCGGCCGAGAACCCTTTGACCGTTCCGATGCCCCAAGAGGATGATTGATTGACCGCCGATTGATAAGGCGTTTTGACTTTCGATTGTAAAAACGCATCGGTTCCCGTCTGCGTCGCATTTTGCCCTTTGGCATAGCTTGTGACGACTTGCTTTCCGTAGTTCGGGGAAGCAGAAATCAAATCATTAAACGGCGTGCTGATGTTCTTCTGTTTCCAGGTATCCATATCCACCGCATTGCTGCTGATGCCGGTGTCAAACCCTTCCGTAAATTGTTTGCCGAGTGCTGAAGCCTGGCCATTGAGGCCGGATGCATCAACAGACGGTGAAACGGATGCGGACATGGAAGACGCTGAAACGCCTCCTAAAGCCGGCGCACCGGCCGGGGATGCTGATGCCGAACCCATATCCTCGACAACTCGCATGCCGAGCTTTGATGCCGCTTGTGACAAAAGCATTTTGCCGCGGCCCCGATTATTGTCAACGGGAATGACAAACTCCTTGCCGGCTTCGCCGATCCATGAAATGGTCGGTTTTGTGATGTATCCGCCTGTGGCGTTTTTATCTGGCTTTTTCTTCTTATCTCCGCCGCCTGTCACAAAGTTTATAACGCTTGACACCGCGCCGCCCGCTTTGTCCCATATTTTTTTCACCCAGCCGAATGCCGCAGAAAATGCATCTGATATGGCTTCTCCCACTTTTGTAAGAGGCTCTTGAATGTTTTTCTCAAACCAGCCGCTTAACCCTTTCCAAATATCCTTTACAGTATCTAAAGCAGTCTGGAAAGCATCTGATATTCCTTTTCCGACATCTGTTACAGTGTTTTTCACAGGGTTCCATACCGTGTCCATGAACCAGCCGGAAACCGTGCTGAAAACAGACTTAATTTTATCCCAAGCTCCTGTGATATTACTCCAAATGGAAGTCGCTACTCCAACTACAGCTGCTTTAACAGGCTCCCAGACGGTGCTCATAAACCATGCCGATACTGTGCTGAAAACATTTTGAATGGTCGTCCATGCATTTACGATATTCGACCAGATGCTTGTCGCCACTCCGACAACGGCTGATGATACAGGCGTCCATACATTGTCCATGAACCATGCCGATACCGTGCTGAAAATGCCTTGAATGGTCGTCCATGCATTTACAATATTCGACCAGATGCTTGTCGCCACTCCGACAACGGCTGATGATACAGGCGTCCATACATTGTCCATGAACCATGAAGAAACGCTCCCCCAAGTGTCTTGTATCGTTGACCAAGCACCTTGAGCGGCTTTCGTGATTTCATTCCACGTATCTTTCAAAGCTCCGGAATCAAAGGCTTCACCTAAGCTGGAACCGCCTAAACTGCCGGCGATTCCGCCTACCGCTCCTCCAATTAATGTTCCGACTCCGGGAACGACACTTCCTATCGCTGCTCCGGCAGCCGCCCCGGCCAAACCGCCGCCTGCTGAACCTATTTTTTCCCCAGCGTTGTCTTTATTCATTCCGACTAGATCAGTAAGTGACAATAATTCACCTATGCCGGGAATCCCTTTAGCCGCACCTTTTAATCCTTTCAGTCCGCCCTTTAATGTTTTGGAGCCTTCTATCCCTTTCAAAAGGCTCGCCATCCCTTTACTTGAACCTTTTGTTTTCGGTGTATTTAAAGAGGAATTTTGGCTTCTCTTTCCAGCTGTATCACGTTTGGAAGATTTATTTCTATCCTCGACTTTATTGCTGTTGCTGCGTGAGACTCCGGTGCAGCAGCAACAGCCGCCCCACGCGCCCCCTGTCTTTTTGGCAGACCTTCCGGATGATTTAACCGCCGGTCCGGCCGGCTGCGGCCGCTTGGTTACATTAGGGCGATTCGGGCTTTGGACACTTCCCCCGGACATGCTGCCCTTGCCTTTTTCATTTTTCTTTTTACCGCCTAATAACCCGCCAATATTGAAATTGCCCAATTTTTCAGCAATGCCTGTCATAATCTTTTCTAGAAATTCCCCGACTTTATCAATGATTTTATCCGGACTGAATTTCTCGATTTTTTTTGCGATCTTGCTGACAATGTTATCAACAAATTTTTCAGCTTTTTCTATGATTGCATCCGGACTGAATTTGCCGAACTTTTTATCAATGCCGCCGAACAATGATGATGTGAACTGGTCCACTTTTTCTAATATTTTATCAGGATTAAGAAAATCGAACTTCTCAGTAATTCGGTCAATGGTGTCATTCACAAATTGTTCCGCGCGCTTGATAATGGCATCAGGACTGAATTTGCCCACGACGTCGTCAACTTTTTTCATAAATGAATCTGTAAATTTGTCCAGTTCTTTTAATATTGATTCAGGGCTGAATTTGCTGACGATGTCATCTATCTTTTTCATAAAAGAGGCCGCAAATTTGTCCAGTTCTTTTAATATAGCTTCCGGACTGAATTTGCTGACGATGTCATCTATCTTTTCCATAAAAGAAGCCGCAAATTTGTCCAGTTCTTTTAATATTGATTCAGGGCTGAATTTGCTTGCTATATCGTTGACTTTACCCATGAATGAAGTCGTGAATTTATCCAGCTCCGCTAAGATTGTTTCCGGGCTGAATTT